AAAGAATTATTGTCCCAAGAGACCAAACCGTCTGGACAAAAATTAACCGTTGGAAGCAAAATTCAATGGGACGTATTCGGCAATGAATCAATGAATGAATGGACTGTTGCTGAAGAAACTACAACTAGAGGCGGACAACCAGCGGTAAGGCTTACTCGGTTTATAGAACAGGGCGTTGCCGAAGGCGGCGGAATTGCGGGGTACACGCAAGAACACGTTGTACCAATCGTTGACTTGCAAGCCAAGCCAACCACCGAAAAGGCAACCGAAGGAACCAAGCCCGAACCTCAAAAGAAACAGCCACTCAGAAAACGCGTTGCATCACTGTTTGAAACATCCGAAGGGGAGAAGTCAGCAGAGAAGGTTGGTGAGTTCTTAAAGGATGCCAACATCGATGTAGAAGTACTGGACCCAAAAGATTTTGAGGAAAAGGGTTCACAAAGAAACTTCGAGGGAGATGCTGATGGTGTATTCTTAGTTGATAACAACACAGGCAAAATCTACCTGAACAGGGAGAAGATAAAGACCGCCGAAGGGAAGGTCATCGCGTTCCACGAGGGTATCCACCCGGTTATCAACATCATCCGCAACACTAATCCAAAGCAGTACCAGGCGATCGTCCAAGGATTGAAGGCAGAGGCTGCAAAAAATAGCGCTGTGGCTCAGGCCGCTGCCGATGTTGCTGCTTCTGAATACTACCAGGAGCAGGGTCCTTTGGCTATTGAAGACGAGACCGTTGTAGAAACCATGGCTCGTGTGGCTGCTGGAGATATTGACATCGACACGTTCGAGCCTACGTTCCGTGAGAAGTTCATCGACTTCATGAATAAGTTGGCTAAGATGCTTGGCCTAGGCCCTATCGCGGTAAACTCTCCACGAGTTGAGGTGAAGCGTTTGGCTGATCAGCTTAGCAAGGCGTTGAATGAGGGCGGTAAGATTAGCGATATTGTAGGGAAAAAGAATGTGGGTAAATTCCAGAACACTATTAGTGATGGACAATATTCTATAGATGCTAGAATAGCAGATAAAGGAGTTCAAGTTCCTCGAAGTGAAAAATTGCCATTGAAAATTGTGGCAAGCAAAGAGGAAGATGTTATGCGTAGGATAAATGAATTGTTAGACAAATATCCAAACGCATTAACTGATAAAGAGCAATGGAAAGAGTTGATGTCAAGAGTTTTCCCTATAACTGTTGATGGGGAAGTGTTTATACCAGCATTTCCAGAAGGACTCGCTAGAATGGCAGGAAGTGTGCAAGAGACTTTAAAAGAGATAAATAAAGTAAGCGACGAACAAAGAAAACTCGCTTCAGAAGGTTTGAAAAAAACCAAGGAGATTGGCGAGTTGTACAAGCAAGGAAAAATGGACGAGGTTGATACCGGTCTTTATTTCTTGTGGAATATCATGTCAATAGGTATAAGTCCATATCCTCAAGAATCTGGATTTCTTCAGGCTGTTAATGGTGGTGTAGACAAGTATATAAAACTTGCAGCTGCGGGTAAATTTAATGAAAACACTCTTAAAGAATACTTGAATTGGGTAGACGGAGTGCTTCCTAAAGGAACTCCTGGAGCCGGCTCAAAATCTAACTTAAATTCATTTGGTAAAAGTTTCTTATCAAAGGCGGCACAAGAAATTGAAAGTGGAGAATTTGAAGGGAAAACAAAACTGCAAGCTCTTCATGAAATTCTTTCTGATAGAAAAACACCAACCAACGAACTTAGAAGAAAATGGCAAGCAAATATGTCTGCCATGCAATTCAATAATAAGATTTTTGACTTTATCTTGCTTACTACTGGTCGTAGTGATTTGTTTGTTACAGACAGAGTTAGGGTAGATCACTTCTGGGACGGAAATAACTTTAAGAAGAAGCGTGGTTTAAAGGAGTCAACCTCTTTGTATGACGGAAGCGACTTGACGTATGGTGCAGCAGCAGGTGCTGGATTTACTAAGATATTATCAGATGTGCCTGGATTAGTGTTTAATGAATTGGCAAACAGAACTATGACGCCCATAGTTGAAAAGGCTTACAAACAGATAGGAGTAAAAGATTATCCTGAAGTAGGCAGATTTCACTGGGAAACATGGGTAGCTGCTAGTTCTCAGGAAGTTTCTCACGGATCTATTGATGCTATTGTACAAAGAAAAGAGAAAGGAGAGATACAAGATGCCGGTATTCGTCAAGGTAAATATGGCGCATGGGATTTTAATTTTGCGTACAAGAAAAGAGCGGGGAAAGATTTCGTTTATGAATTTGTAGACAATGACGGCAACACTTATGTGTTTGATAAGATTAATGATATTCAAGACGAGATAGAGAAACAAAAGAAAAAAACATACGAAACAAATAATAGATTTTTATTACCAGATGAAAAAGGAAACATATCAAGGCCAACAAAAGGCTTATCGACCGCTTGGTACGATACAGAACTCGTCGATGCAGAAAAATATTTCGAATTCCTCAGAAGCAAAGCAAAGGAAATCATTCCAGCACCTGATGTCGTTGAAGATCAAGGCGTCGTAATTGAAAAGCCGAAATCTGAAAAGATTTCTAAGGGAAAGAAACCGACTGGCCAGCCATCCAAAGGCATCAAACGCGGATCATACATCCCCAAAACACAACCACTAGCCGGCGCTCCAACCCCTCAAGGAGCGACCGGACCTATAGAAGAGCTTGTTAATGTGGCTGAGAGTTATGCTAAAAAGTTTAACATCCCTTACACCCGCCAGGCGGAATATGTTCCGATAGACGAAGATTTTTCAAAAGAACTTGCTGATGCCTACGAGGCGATGAAGCACGACCCAAGCAACCCAAAGGTTAAAGAGAGTTATGAGGATTTGATTCGTCAAACAAAGGATCAGTACGATGCCCTTGTGGATGCTGGATATGAGTTTACATTTTTTGACAGCAAAACCGATCCGTACAAGGGTAATCCGGTAGACGCAATGCGTGACCTGAGGGCCAATAAGAAAATGGCTGTTTATGGAACGTATGATGGATACGGAACTGGAAGTGAGTTAAATATTGGTCTTAAAGATCCAGCAGGAGGGCCAGACTTAAAGGTGAGTGACGTATTAAAGGCTGTTAAGGATGCTGGAGGAGAGGTTGTAAACAGCTCTGTTTACGAATCAAATACAGAGCCTACCTTAGTTGTTAAACTTAAAACAAAACTTGACGATAAGTCGGCAGACAAATTATCAAGCGATCTTGGTCAGGAGTCTATTGCCCAAAGGTTTGATGACGAAACAGGAAAACTTTATGGCCCTCAGGCCGAAAAGTGGGGTGACTTCAATCCTGAGTTTTTTGTAACACTGGACGGAAGAAGGGCTTCCGACACCTCAAATCCTATGCTTGCTGATACTGGACTTCAATGGCCTGATCAAAACGGGGTGATGCACAAGGTTACGGCTAATGACTTGTTCCGCGCAGTACACGACGCGTTTGGTCATGGATTAGAAGGGGCTGGGTTTAGAGCGAGGGGGGAGGAGAATGCATGGCAAGGTCATGTGCGTTTGTTTGTTGGTCCGGCCGTTGGAGCCATAACCACCGAAACTCGCGGTCAGAATAGTTGGTTGAACTACGGTCCTTATGGAGAAAAGAACAGGAAGGCCAAATTAGAGGACACTGTTTTTGCAGAACAGAAAACAGGGCTGATGCCTGAGTGGACGTGGACAGAAAATGTGGCTCCCGCTATGGATGAAGCTCCGCCAGAAACTGGCAAGCCAACCGCCCAACAATCCACCAAGATCCCCCGCACCCAGGCACAGGTTCGTGAGGCCGCTGAAAACGCAATAGACGCGGTAGAAGAAGCGATTGCTGACGGCATGAGTCCACAGCAGGCCATTGATGAAAACATCTCAAACCAGGAATGGTACGGTGATTTGAGTGCTGCCCAGAAGGAACAGCTGAATGAAATACTTCAAGACGAGTTCGGGGCCACTGCAAGTGAACCTAAACTACAGAACAACGCCCAGCGCGTAGCTGACCTGTGGGAGAAGGGTGGAAAAGAAGCCAAGGCAGAGATCAAGAACATTTTGGAGACTGACCCTGAACTTTCGTACATTTACAACAATTTCCCGAAGATAACTAAGCAGTTAGAAGAGCAGGGATTGTTGACTAAAACAGAGAATTGTCCATGATGACACCTAATAAACTCGATAAGAAAGCCGTTGACCTACTCATCCCGCGAATGAAGGATGAGTACAACGCATTTTACTTCTACCGTGCCGCCAGTAACTGGTGTCAGGGTGTTGGATTCTTCCAAGCCGCCAAGTTCTTTGCTGCCGAGTCGCAGGATGAGCTTGAACACGCAAAGAAGATTGAGGATTATATCACCGACTGGAATGTAATCCCAGAACTACCCACCGTGGCTCGTCCACAGCTTGAGTTCTCCAGCATCGTAGAGGTTTTGGAAGAGGCTTACAAGATCGAGTACGACTTGTACGAGGCTTACGAGGAGACTTCGAAGAAACTTTTCGAGATTGACCTGTGCGTGTTTGACTTTTTACAACCACTGCGGTTGATACAGAACAAGTCTGTTGCTGAGTACAGCGACAAACTAAACCTGCTCGAAGGAGTAGAGGGTACTGACAAGTTCAAAGCACTGTTATTGGAAGAAAAGTTATTCCCCGTAAATGGCTAATCCCTGTAAAATAACCTTTAAGAAGACCAAGGACGGAAAGGCGAAGGAGTACACCTACGCTGAGTTCATGACTGCCCTGCAAGATGGATTGTTCCAAGAGCTTGTGGATGGCGGACTTTTGAATGCGAATAAGATTCCAGGAGAAAATCCGTTTGCGGCAGCTGCTCCAAAGGAACAGAAGGGTCCGTCGGTAAAGGAAAGGAAGACCATAACCACAATCAAGAATAATCCGGACATCTCTGACAAGGTAAAGAATGCGTTTTCATCTGATCGCATCAACTACAATCAGTTGCCTAACGATGTTTCTGTAGCAGAGGCCAACGCGATTATCGAATCACTTGGTATGGAAGAGGCAGATAAATTGGCCAAGACTGGAAACAAGGATATGCCATCCGCGTTTAGAATTACCCTCGCTCAGATATTGATTAAGAAATACAACCAGGCGGGGGAATACGGAAAGGCTGTAGATGTTGCTCAAGACATCGCTGAACTTGCTACCGATTACGGTCAGGCGATTCAGGCTCTTTCTCTGTTCGCAAGACTTACTCCAGAAGGGGCATTGCTTGCAGCTACCCGCATGGTAAAGAAGAATAAGGACAGGGCGGTAAGCAAACATAAATCGAAGGCGACAGAGGTTAAAAACACGATCAACAAGATTAACAAGGAGACCGCTAAACAAGTGGCTCAAGTGGCTCAAGCCGAGATGGAAAGGACCACAGCTAGTGTTAAGATGGTTGATCGTCCCAAGACTTATGGTAAAAAGAACAAACTAGTAACCTTAGAAAGATACGAGAAGGCTCGTGCCGCCCTAAAGGGTAAGATGTTCAGTGCGGTTGTTCCCCCTCCCGAACTCATTGAAATCGCTATGTTTCATATTGAGGCTGGGGCAAGGAATTTTGCCGACTTTGTGAAGCGAATGAAGGAGGATTTTGGAGAAAGGGCTAATGATTATTTACAGCCGGCTTATGATGAGGCGGTTTCAAGGCTTGATGCTTCTGAAAAGCAAAAGGCGATTACGTCTTCGGTGAATAAGTTTGGGAGATTGATCTCCGAGCAGTTGCCCCGTCAAGCAGATCGCAGGAGTAAGGTTGAAAAACTTCAAGAACTTGCCGATCAAATTGATGCGGAAACGGGGAACGATGCGTTCAACCAGATTCTTAATGATTACAAGGCCATCCTAGCCCAAGAGCAGGCGGATAACGATGCTGTAAAGGCTCAGAAGAAACTAGACAAACTCGTTGCCTTCATGGGGACTGAGGCTGGAATCAGAAAGGGACTCAAGGAAATGAATGTGAGAATAGGTGACTTGATTAAGCAGCACTATTCTGAGGTTGATGCGACAAAGGAAGACCTTATCAACAAACTCGTAAATGAGGCTGGATTGACTGGTGTTGAGGCCGATAACTTAGCTAACAAAATTCAGTCTGAGTTTGAGACCCTTGTTGCAGATAAAAAGAGAAAGGCCATCGAGAGATTAATGCCGAAAGGTCCACGCACAACTGCTCGTAAGGAGGCATTTGAAAAACTCGTAGAGGCATCCAACATTGGGGCCGTAGACGAGGCGATGGTTAATGACGCAATAGCTGAGGCTCTTGGGGTTCCGTCAAGCCTAACGCCTGAACAGGCGGCTAAGATTACTGAACTGGCCAACGCGGTTCAAGAGGCAAAGACTGAGCGTGAAGAGCTACGTGCAATACAGAATTTACTATCTTATCAGCAGAACATTAATGGCATTTCTTGGTTTGAAGTAACTCAAGCCGTGTGGATGGCCAATATGTTGTCTGGATGGAAGACACAGACCATCAACATGATAGCCAACCTTTACAACACTGGAGCCCTGTTTGCTAATGCCGCCCTTCAGCGCAGCACAAGCAGAAGGTTATTAGTAAAGGGTTTGGCAGTTGGATGGAAACGCGGATTTTTTGAGGGTCTTGACAGCCTAAAAACGGGATACAGCCCGATTCGAGATAAGTCAGAAATCCCAAACATACTTGAGCGCGTAACATTTAAGGGCGGAAAGTTTAATCCAGTTAACTACGCCAAGTATGTTCGACGTCTTATGACGGCTGTTGATGTTTTATCCTTTGAGGGATTACGCCAGATGCGTTCATTCCAGATGGCGTACAAGAAGGCGGCTGCTGAAAACGAAGGATTTTCCAGCAAAGAATTAAGAGACAAAGCTCTTGAGATATTAAACAGGAAAGATGAGACATTGAATGCCGCAATTGATCAGGCAAAAGATGAAAGGGCAGTAAAAGAGGCGTTGCTCAAGGATGATTTTGAGGATGGAAAAATTACTAAGGAAGAGTTCATGAAGCAGATGGACTTTGCTAAAACTGACGAACGATTCCGAATCCACGAATTGATTGAAGAAAAACGTGATAGTGATATAATGATTGAGGCAAAGGATTACGCTGCTCGCGGTACGTTCAATCACCCGCCAAACGGATTGCTTGGTCTTCTTTCTCAATACATGAACTCCGCGAAGAGGGAATGGCCAGCGTTGAATTTTGTAGTGCCATTCGTAAACGTAATCTCTAACGTAGCCAACGAAACGCTTAACTACACCCCTGTAGGTTTTGCTCGTGCAAGAAAGGAAGGTGGGACATTGACTGGACTCAAACCTATTCAGGATTGGGACGCTCAGAAGAGAACTGATCTGATGATAAAGGCGACTATGGGAACAGGCCTTATGGCTTTGACCTACCTGTTGACTAAGTTAGACGATGATGACGAAGAACCAGTTCTTGAAATTACGACTAATGGGTTCAATGACTTTGCTAAGAATAAAGAACTTATGGAGACCGGATGGCAACCATACTCTGTGAGGGTGAAGAATCCTGTTACCGGAGAGTATTCGCCTTGGTTCTCTTACAAGACAAGCCCATTCATGCTTGGTCTTTCGTTCATTGGATCGCTTGGAGATGCTGAAAAGTATTTAGGGGAAGACATCTCTGCTGATGGATACAAGAAGATGTCTGTAGCGGCCACGGGGCTTACAAGGTCTTTCCTTGATCAAACATTCCTTTCATCTGGAGAAGACTTCTTATCAAGTGTGCTTGACTCAAGGGATAAGGACTTAGTTGACAATGTTCGTGATGCGGTTATTAAGACAGGAACTACTATTGTTGTTCCGGCCATCTACACTCAGACCGCTCAAAAGATTTCAGATATCATGGAAATCCCACAAAAAGAAATCCGTGATACGTACTTTGGTAGGGTGTTCAGGGACATCCCTGTTGCTCGGGATAGGTACAATAATGTGATTAACGCCCTAGGAGATGAAGTTCCCTACGACTCTGACTTGCTAATTAGCTCTGACAAGGGTAAGCCAGAAGATAGGCTTTGGAACCTTGTTATTTCTAAAAAACAAACTATTGGCACACCTAAAGCGCCAGAAACGTATTTGGATAAGGATAATAACGAAGTTCAGTTAACCGAAGAGCAGACGTACAGTTTCATGAAAATCAGGGGTTCGTACATTAAAAAAGCGCTAGAAGAGAACTACGACGCCCTTAGCAAGTTAAGCAATGCCGATTTCTCCAAGTACTTAACAGGTTTAAAATCACAGGCTACAAGCATTGCTAAGTCTTCCTTCACCACAGAGCAAAAAGCGTTAGACAAGAAGATTGCTCGAGATCTAAAAGAACAAAAGTGGAAAATTGAAGATATACTAGAAAAAAACGAATCTGAATAACTTTATCATCGTATATTTGCACCGCAATGATAGTAGAGCACACTCAATCGTCTAACCCAATAGATTCAATCATCGCCATAGTCCTTACGGCATTTGCTGCTGTTGTGTCCTGGCAAGAACAGGCCGAGTGGGCGTTCCGTATTCTGTCATTAATGTTGGCATCTACAGTCTCTGTTGTTGTGCTTTTCGGCCACTACAAGAAGACAAAGAAGAAGAGGTAGTCTGTCTCCCAGCTATAAATAACAAAGGGGGGCAGCGTTTACTGTCCCCCTCAAATGGTTTTGCCTCCCGGCATTTGCGCTAAACCGCGACAAATCTAATACAAAAAAGCTAAAAATCCTAATTAGCATTTATTTTAACAAAATAAATTTGACTAAGCATTAAATTGTGACTAATTTAGCCGCATTGGAATAAAGTTCAATGTCAATGTTTTGGTAGGTGATCAACTCCTGGGCAACGGCTCGGGAGTTGTTTTTTAAATGAACAATTATGATACGAATAAAGATAGCCGACCCACTGTTCCCCGAGCTTTCGGAGTACAACCGATTACTTAGTGAGTTTAAGGGGCTGTTCCCCCACGTTTCAGTTACGGTCACAAGAAGGAGTTCTGATTACGCAATGTCCACTGCCTGTTTTACCGACTCCAGCACCGGCCGTATCGAAAGCTTCTTCTCAATCTACCCGCACTCCCCCAACGCCGCAGTTGGACAGGTTAAGGCCGATATAATGTCTGTGGTGCAGGGGATAAGGTCGTTTGGAGTCCCTGTTGAGTACATTGATTCGGTTCAAGAGCCGAGGGAGAGCCTTCACATAACAAGGGCAAGGCTGTCAGGGTGCGTGTCCATCAAGCAGATGGTGTCTATGCTGGAGGACGCTAACCACGAAAGGCTTCCGGAGGTGCTTTCATTCATTGAATCTAAGAGGGCATCGGGCGGCAGGCCGAGCAAGAGGTCTGTAGTTGATCTGATATTTTCGGGGGCTAAGGAGGAAAAGCGGGCGCAGCCAATGAGAACGGGGCTAGAGTGGGCGCAGGTCAAGTCCAGGTGGAAGGACCGTTTTCACGACTCTAAATTTGCTAAAACATACAAAAGTCTTGATGAATTTTGTACCTTTGCCACTGACCAGGAGTGTTCGCAATGATAACAATAGACTCGGTAAGCACAATACAGATAGAGGGGAACGACATGGTGTCGTTTCTCGACGCGAATGGGGATTACATTCAAACGCTGAGTCAGGTTGTCCCAGACAACGCCCCGACATACATTTCATACAGGTACGATAAGATTACGATTGCACAGGACCCCGGGACTGGCATTACGTTCTCCGTGTACGCCATCACGGCAGTGGGCGGAAACTCGTTCCCTGCCCTGACTTTTAAGGATACATCAGACACCGTTCTTGCCAAAACAAGGGAGGTGTACAGGCTGCTTGTTACATCTGTCTTCAAGGGTTGCTGCGACTGCGGGGATACAACCCCGGAGTGTGCGATTCAGTACGAGGTGGGGGATATAACCCAACCGGGCAAGTTCTCTTACGATGGGGCAACGATCAAGTTTTCATACACCACGGCGAACAATCAGGACTTCACAAACTTTTACCCAATAGTTCAGGACGGATCTTGGGTGTTTTTATTCAGCAAAACAGATCCAACGGTTTACGCCGTGGTTCAGCTGTCAGGGTATACCGACGGGGTAACCTGTGCGATATTTACAGCAACAGAGCTCGACTCCAACGGAACCCCGTTTGTTGAAGGGACTCAGTTCTGCGTGGATTTCACAAGCGTAGGGGGCAACCTTGTTCAGGGCTTCCAAGACGTTCTTGATATCGATTCTGTTTTGACATCAGACAATGATATTGATACGTCTGGGTACAGATTTAAGTTCTCCAACACTTACGAGTTCAGTGCGGAGTCCACATCGGGGGAGGAGATAGCCGTTGGTGCTGGCTACGTAAGGGTTAAGACCCCTAACTACGGCACGGCAACTACGGGAATGGTGCTGGCCCTTGATGGGGCTGGGAATGTGGAGTACATCACCCCGCCGGCCGGAACGGGCACCGTTACATCTATAGAGGTGAGCGGCGGAACGGGTATATCTGTGTCTCCTGCTGGTCCGATAACTACATCAGGTACATTTACAGTAACTAATACTGCTCCAGATCAGGTGGTTGTACTTACTGCAGGTACGGGTATATCTATTTCGGGTACATATCCCTCATTTACTATTGCGGGTACAGATTCACTTTTGTATGGTGTAGCATCAGGGACAAATAACTATACTGTAACTATTACTGGGGTTACAGCCTACACAGCTGGTGATGCCTATATAATTAAGTTTACAAATGGTAATGATAATGACTCTGATATTGACATTAACGGACTAGGTATCAAGACTTTAGTCAAAGAGTTTAATGTACAGCTTACTGGGGGAGACATTGTATCAGGGCAACAGTTAATCATCATGTATGATGGTACTAACTTCCAGACTCTTGGAGTAGCTCCTAACCAACTATTTGCTTATGTAACTAATGATGATTCAGTTACTATAACCAAGGGTCAGCCAGTATATGCATTTGGCGCAGCTGGTAACAGGATGAGTGTTAAACTTGCTGCTAATACTTCAGATGCAACATCTGCTCAAACGGTTGGTGTAGTTTTTTCTAATTCTATTGCAGCCGGACAAAAAGGATTTATTATTACTCAGGGTGTTATATCAGGATTAAATACTAGTATGTATAGTCCTGGTAATCAGTTATACTTAGGTTCAACAGCAGGTTCTCTTACTAACGTCAAACCATATGCACCTAACCATCTTGTATATATAGGTATTGTAGAAAGGGCAAACGCAGGTAACGGTCAGATTTACATTAAGCCTCAAAATGGATATGAGTTAGATGAACTTCATAATGTTCAGGCACAAACACCCACTGTAAATGATGTTTTATATTATTTTGGAGGAAGTCCTGGTCAGTGGAAGACAGCTTCTATATCCACTATTCTTGGTTATACACCATTAAGTGCTGCCATTACATCACTTAATGCTTTAACGGATGCTTCTCAAACATTTGCTATAGGGACAACTGGTACAGACTTTAATATTAGCTCTGCCACCTCAACACATACCTTTAACCTTCCGACCGCTTCAGCAACCAACAGGGGGGCTCTTTCTTCAACCGACTGGTCCACGTTTAACTCTAAGGAGCCGGCGATATCTGCGGGCACGACCCTGCAGTATTGGAGAGGGGATAAGTCTTGGCAAACCCTTGACACCCTTGCTGTTCCAGAGAATTCGAATCTGTATTTTACCGACTCAAGGGCAAGATCGGCAATATCCCTCACCACAACCGGCACCAGCGGCGCGGCTACGTACAACAGTTCCACGGGGGTGCTGAATGTTCCCCAGTACACCGGAAGCGTCCCTTACATCTTTGGCACCCACGCGGTTAATGCTGTTATTGGGGCTGGAGCAACCCTGTATTGGACAAACCGGATCACGGGTGCAGGAGCCGGAACACTGGCTCAGAGGCAGTCATCCATGACCTTTAGCGGTACGGCGTCTCATCTTCAGGTTCGAACCTCTACGACTCAGCCTGTTTCAGGAGCTTTGACGTTTACGGTTCAAAAAAACGGCGTAGACACCGCTCTTGTTCTTGTGATTGCCGCCGGATCAGCCGCCGGGGTGTACGATAACGTTATTAATACGTTTACCTTTGTAGACGGAGACCTGATCAGTTTCAAGGGCGTGAACAGCGCTACTGGAAATAGCGCGGGTCTTTACGATATCCAATTCAACTGCAACTAATGGCTTATACATTCACAAAAACCGGATCTACATGGTCCTTCAGGGTCGGAACGATCACTCTTGGTCTTAACGAGAATCTGCCGTCTCACCTTGAGGTTATCAACCTTCTTAACGACGCCACAAACGGCACATCTTACCGGGATTACATGGAGAGTCTTTTGACTTGGGAAAACTCTGTATCCGGCTCCGCTCTGCAGGCCTTTCGGGACGTGTTCGGTCTGTACGCTATCGACCCTCCGGCTCCACCTATTGAAATTGATCCAAATCAATAATTATGAACAAGAATCTCAAAAAGCTGATCTACAAGCTCAATCTTTATGACGGAGTGTGGTCGATCCCTCTTTCCTTCCTGATATTTTTTCTGGTCGGCAAATACTCTTACGAGTACTTCAATTCGCCCCTGATCTCCGTGGAGTATTATCAGGTGGTGTTTATGGCTGCTATGATCATGGTTTTCGGCAACTTCGTTGTATTTTTGGGCCTCAATCTCAACTTCAGAAGCTTGCAACGCTACTTCTATAGCAGAGAGATAAAAGACCACGTCCAATACTCATTAAGCACATGGCAACGGATAAAGCTGTACGTTTTTGTTTACTCATTCTTTTTCTGTGCATTCCTGTTTTTGGTCTGGATGCTTCTGACGGTTACTGCGTCAGGGCTACCGCAGACTATTATGTCGGAGTAACAGAAAAGGGAGGAAACAACCGGGGGTTTACAAGTAAGGCCCTTCAGGAAGAGCTCAAGAACGCGGGTTGGCAGCCCGGACACGCATGGTGCGCGTACTTTGTCAAGGCAATGCTTGACGATTGCGGTATTCCGAATACGGTTACCGGATGGTCTCCTACGGCATACAATCGAAAAGACGTCATCTACACCGATGGTCGGTTTCAGAAGTCATTCAGCGACAACGACGTTCTTGTTGCCACATACACTTATCAGAGTTTTGTCGGTAAGCGATTCAAAGGGATCGGTCATACCGGTGTTGTGGATAAAATCGGGAAGTATTCGATTCGAGCAATCGAGGGGAACACCAATGACCAAGGCATGCGGGACAGCAGGGCCGGAGACGGGGTTTACATAAAGATTCGTCCCCTGACCCGGAACGTCCATATCACTCGCTGGGGCAAGAGGCGTTAAAGGAAGAAGTAGATGAATGCCGCTCCGGCGGTAGCTACCCCGGCATAGCATTTCCAGAAGATCTTTTTTCGGCGCTCTGACTTCATGGCGCTTGTTTCAGACTCAAGCCTCCTCTGTAGGTACTCGATGTTCTTTTCCAGAGACTCAATGGTTGCCCGATCGTTCTCCAAGGACTCAGAGCACAGCTTGTTGTTTTCTAGCGCAAGTTCAAGAGCCACCTCTGCTGCACGCAACTGCTCTTTGTACATTCGAATTCTCTCAGACCTCGCATCCAAGCTGATCTTGTCCTGACGGATTGTTTCTGCGGCTGCAGACACAACCTCTTGAGCTTCCCTTGGAATCTTCGGAGCATCATTCACTTGGCTGAAGCCTGCCTGAGCGATACTCATTGAGAAGATAAGTCCAAGAATTGTTGTAAGTCTTCTGAAGTGAATCATTGGATAGATGAGGTATTTGTGAAACAAATGTTCTGGAGTTCTTGATCCTGAGGAATTCCTGTTCCTCTCTCTGTTTATCGTAGACGATAAAAGAGTCGATAGCAGCCTTGGTTTGGAGTACAACCTGAGTGTTTTGTTGCATCTCTTGGTAGTAGCCCTCATTGATTTCGCGGAGCCTTTCAATGGCAATCCTTTCGGTTTGGTTCTCAGTCCTCACCGATCCTATGTTGTAGACCAAGAAGAAGGTCCCAAACAGGACAGCCACAACCAGGGCAAGGATGATCAGTGTGTATATGTTTTTCGTCTTGTCCATAGTACAAATTTACTCAAAATTTGCATACCCCAAGTCTTCCCACACAGGAGATTCGTTCATTGTTTTTTTTCTTGCAAATTTAATGGTATTCCCGCAGGTATTCTTGCAAGAAGTTCACTACCTTTGATGTAGCACATTCACAGTGCGTATAATTAATATGCCAAGACGGAACTCAAGAACGCGGTCTAACACGGTAAGGAAGGCCGGCCCCAAGAAGGGGAGCGGTGGGAAAATAAGATCCACACAAAAGATTGTTGATGGCATACAGTTCAAGTCAATGCTTGAGGTGTTCACTTACAGAAAGCTGCTTGAGTATGAACTCAGGTTTGAGTATGAAAAGAAACGGTTCGTGGTTATGCCTGGGTTTGACTACCCTGAGTGTTCGTGGGAAAGCAAACCAAGTGGGGACTACGAGGACAAGGGGCATGGAAGGGTGAGGGACATTACCTACACCCCGGACTTTGTGGGGTATGATTTGCACGGCAATATGCAGTGGGTTATAGAGTGCAAGGGCTTCGCCAACGAGCGCTTCCCCAACACGTGGAAGCTGTTTAAGCAGACCCTTATCCGGGAGGGGAATCCTGTTCCGCTGTACCTCCCAAAAAACCAAAAGCAGGTGCTTGAATCGATTGAGAAAATATTGCTCTTAGGCAATCCAACCCCTCTCCCTTGATTCTTTAGGGTGTCGTTCTACATACTCGTGGCAGTTCCTACACAGGGCCATCCATGTTTTAACGTTTAAGTAGTTCTGACCCCTCCTGTGTACGTGGTGTACGTCAGTGGACCTCAAGAAGCATCCTTGCAGATTTAGTTTGCACTGCGGGTGGTTTTTGAGGAACACATCACGAAGTGCGTAGTACGCCCTGTCTTCTTTCTTCTTCTTTTCGCTTACCTTGTTTATCCTGTTTTTAGTTCCATGGGCGATCTTGCACTCCGTGTTACCACAGGTGACTTCCATGGTGCTGTACTTTGGGGTAAATGGTGCTTTGCACACCCTACACAACTTTGCTTTTTTCATAGGTGTTTCGGCAAAGAAACTTATTCATCTTTAGTGAATGGGAGGAATTGCCGCCTCAAAGTTAAATTAAATTTTGGTATTTCAAACGAATGAACTATATTTGTTCCGTGAAACTGACATTGCAGATAAAATTGCTGCCTGATAATAAACAGGCAAATGCTCTCAAAGATACTTTGAAGGAGTGTAATACCGCCTGTAATGAAATTTCCAAACGGTGTTTTGAGAAAAAGATTTGGGGGCAATATAGAATCCATCACGAAGTTTACTATTCTGTAAAATCCTCTTTCAATCTTTCCTCTCAAATGGTTGTAAGATGTATTTCTAAGGTTGCTGACAGCTACAAGTTGGATAAGAAGGTTCAACGAATATTTAAGCAGTTTGGCAGCATTGCTTATGATAGCAGGATTCTTACCTATAAACAATCCGAAGTATCTATTTGGACTGTTGAAGGTAGATTGAAAATTCCTTTTGTTTGCCACAACCCCCAATACATTCCATACATTAAAGGCGAAGCGGATTTGGTTTACAAGAAGGGTAAATTTTACATTTTTCAAACTGTTGAAGTTCCCGAAGAAGATATAAAAGATATTGAGGAATTTATCGGTTGCGATTTTGGACAAACAGATATTTGCACTCTGTCCGATGGCACTAATTTTAATTCTGAACAACTTAAAAAGATTCGTAAAAAATATTCTAAAGTAAGAGCTTCGGTTCAATCCAAAGGCACTAAAGGAAGCAAGAAACTTCTGAAACGGCTTGGCGGGAGAGAACGAAGATTCGCTACAATTTCTAACCATACAGTTAGTAAACAGATAGTAGCTAAAGCCAAAGAAGAAAATAAAGGCATAGCTATTGAGGATTTGAGTAAAATTAGATTTACCGCAAAGCCAAAAAGCAAAGCACAAAAGACAGAACTTAACCGTTGGAGCTTCTATCAGCTTCGTCGATTTCTGACATACAAAGCGTTGCTTAATGGCATTAAACTTGCGGTAATTCCACCTGCTTATACTTCTCAAACTTGCTCTGTTTGTTTGCATATTGGTAAAAGAGTAGCGAAAAAATTTACTTGTGAAAACTGCGGAAATATTTCTGATGCAGACGAAAACGCTGCTAAGAATATTTCTGCATGGGGTGTCGCTGTAAATACGCCCGAAAAGAATAATATGTTTTGCTCTCTGCATTCGTGTTAATTCTTAAGCCTATTGGTCTTTAGCCAATGGGTAGTTTACTTCAGTTTTTTGGAAATTCAGTTCCTCCCCCCACAGGCTCTGGCTCATTAATTTTTTTGAAGTGCCTTGCGTAAATGGCGTTGGTGTACTCTTCCGCCCATGTGACCACGTCTTCTTCGTGGTTGTCTACATCCCAACTGTGTATCAGTAAAGACATATGGATCATTTCGTGGTTAATCAGGGTAACATCCCGGTAATCACCGTGCAGTGCGGATCTGTTAATAAATACAAAGGGCAAAGGATCGGTATTCAACAGGGTGTCCTTAGGATCGTAGTTGGCAAAACCATCTATGTAGGTACCCCCCTCAGCTATCCTGTTAATACATTCGATCTTGCTGACCCCGTGCATCTCCTGGACACTGTAGTAATCAAACAGTTCTACGGCATTATTCCCAATGAGTAGAACAAACTGTGCATAGTATATCACTTCCATTCTGTCAAGTTATATGTTTACTTTTTATAGCCCTATACTGAAATTTATATCCATCTCCACTCTGTCTATCTTGTATGAATTTAATTCTTCCTATCTACTGTTTTTGGATATAGGAGGAAGGTTTTATTCGCCTATATGTAAGTTAGCGGTAATGCTACCACGCATCCATAACGACATCGCAACTGTCAAACTTTTGTTTAGTCCAATCTATTGAGCCATTATTATCTACCCATACCGCTTTTTGTTTACAATAAATCTTTATACCATCAACTCTCAACTGATGAACCACATCTTCCATTTCCTCATCACTCATATTATTTGCAGGTTTTATACTTTCCTTTACAAAAGTTTGAAGTTGCTTTTGTTCTTCGCAGTTACACACATATCTACTGCGTTGTTTGCTTCCACATCCTGAAAGCACTACCGCTAACAACAAACTTGCAAAAGCAAGGGTTAATCGGTTAATTGAAAATCTGTTTTTCATTTTGATATTTGTTTTTAAGTTAAAAATTTGTACTTCTAAATCCTTTCCTTCGCAAGTTTGCAAAACGTTATAAGTAATTTTTTACAAATTCCGACATTTCAACCAAAGAGGCATCTCTCCTTCCTGTATTTGCAAATACTGTAGTTAAAACAATGTTATCTTTTTTATATCCAATACTATTATCTAATCTATCTAAACTTGGTTTTCTCAATTTGTCTTTTAATGTAAAGTCTATAGGTATATTTAACCAATAACACATACCGTTTTGTTTGTTTTTTAAGTGTTCTAAAAAAGCACCATTTATTTTATCATCAACATCGTGTACTTTCTTATTCCTACCATCTGGCAATTTTTGATTTTTAGCCTTCCTTGATGATAATGTTGACATTAACCTATATTTCCAATTTGAATTATAACAAACTTTACATTGCCCTCTTTGTTTGCCATTGCCTCTACTTGAATATTCAGCTAACGGTTTTAATACTTTACACTCTATACATTCTTTCATAATTATATCAATTTAAAACTACTTATAACAGCACATTGGCGGCATTAAAACGACCGCCAATCTGCAAAACGTTAGCTGCTATTTTGGGACAACCCCTCAACTTTTCTTGTTGATTTAGATCAATCAAAACGGCACCCCGTCGCTTTCGTAGACATACTCTCCCACAAGCTCTCTTCTGCCGGAATTATTGATCTTGGTTAATATACTGTTTTCTGAGTCTGTTTCGTACCAGAACGCTACCGGCTCTCCCTGACTTTCATCCGGGTCAGGTAGCAATGTAATATTTTCCGGGATGTAGACATACGACTTCCCGGCCTTTCTGCAGGCCAAGGCTTCCTTGCAAACAACTGTCAGGCTGTTCCCGGGAGGAGGAGTCCCTCCGCCAGAAAAGATAGCCATGATGTCCTTGGTTTTGATTATTGGGACCGTGATTTTTGTCATACGATGATCTTGATTTTGCTGACGTGATCCATTATTGGATACCCCATATTGGTCAGGATTTCAAACACCTGATCGGCAACAGCCCGAAAAGCTTTTTCGACACTGTACTTCTTCACAAAGGTTTTGTTCTCCACATGACCGATGGTGCAGTACGCTTTCTTGTACTTGAATTTGTCCCCGAGTTTTTGTTGCGAGAACTTGGGGTACAGTTTTCTCATGGACCATATTGCAATGTGACGAGCCCTGACGTAATTCGCCTCATTGGTTTTTCCATCGGTGATGTCTTCCTGCGGAATAAGGGTCACCAGACTGACTGCTGATAGCACGTCTGCCCATACGTTCATTGCCGGGATCTTTGATACGTCCTCGATTCTTTTCTGCACGATGTCGATCTGTTTGTATATCTCGAATTCGTACTCGGACTTTGCGATCTTCGCAAGGTCTGTCAACATTTCCATTCTGTGGTTGGGATGGCAGAAGGCCACCATTCTTTCGATCTCTCTCATCTTATTCGATTGTTTTGTTGATTACCATTGATTTTGGAACCACGATCCCATTGGACAGCATAAGCTCCCCGCGCATAGGGTAGGCTCTCCACACGGACAGCGTGTCTTTGTAGATCACGACTCTTTTGCCAACAAGAGGCTCCATGAATTCTCGTTCTGTCTTGATGCCATTTGAGATGTGATGGCAGATGAATATGACCCCTGCGAATATCATTCCGATTGTCAAAAATGCGATAAGTTTGAGTTTCATATTTGTGTGTTTTAATTTTCCATTTCAATCCAGTTCACCCGGTCCTTCTTAAGGCATTCGAGGATCGTGTTTCTCAGGCTGCGGGCGTTCGCTTCTCCCATGATTGCGACATCACTTGGATGCAGAAGAATGTCGTCTACGACCGTCCCGTTCATTTGCCTGAGAAGCTCGAAGTCCCACTCACACTTTTCTTCTATGCCGTCAAAGCAAGCTATAACCTTGCCCTTGTGGTAGTCAGCCTTTTTGTAGGCTCTTTTATTCAGTTGTATCATGTGTTAAATTATGATGTGCATTTTATTTACGTGAATAAGTATTGAGTAGCCCTTGGACTCAAGTATTTCGCAGGCCTGTAGCATGAGCGTTCTGAAGGATTTCTCTGTAGCGTAGAGGCTTGGCACGGACTTGTTCTCAACATGGCTGACGGTGCAGTGCTTTCGTGGGTGGTCAAACATATTCCCCAAGTTGGTCTGCGAGAAGTGCGGGGCCAGCTTCCTCATAATCCAAATCGCGATGTGTCTTGGCCTTGCGTACTCCCTCTCGCGAGAGTGTGCCGACGTGATTAGATCCACAGGGACAAAGGTCACCTCACTGACCGCAGACAGTATGTCGTTCCACACGTCTTTGGGGGACATGGATTCGGGGGGCGTCGGGGCCTGTTGATCAGCATTAATCTGCCGATAAATTTCAAACTCAAATTCGGGCTTGGCAACTTTCGCAAGTGTTGCCAGCATCTCGGCCCTGTGCGGGTATCGGCAAAAGGCTACTAAAGTTTCAATCTCGTTCATTTTTTTAGTGTTTAAAGTGTTTGTTTTTTAGGGTTGTACATTGCTGCGTAACGTTATGACTTTACAATTTTGTTTGTTTTGTCAAGGTTTTACTTGACTTGGTTACCGGGACAGGATTCGAACCTGTATGATAAGTAACTTTAAGACCCTGTTGTAAACTTATCTCATCTTGGGTCAGCGTCTACCAATTCCGCCACCCGGTAAAATCAACCCAGACCAACAACGGAAGCAAGAGTGTTCAAGCCGCCTCTCGACTTATATTGTTGCGGTCCGGGTCGAGAATTAAATTTTGTACAACTCGTCTCCCGTTTCTTCGTAGAGCTTACTCATCAGTTGTCTCATTTTGGCGCTGTCTTCTATTGACGGACGAATCGACCTTCTTGCAGTCAACACAAACAGTTGCCGATGCATTTCTCTTACCTCTTCTGATGCCATTTGTTTTGTAATTAAGGTTTCAAGTACTTCCAGGTCCCCGCAACGGCCGGAATCATCAGTACATAAATCGCGATCTTCATCGCTCCATCGGAGAGTTCGGCGAAAGAAAGGAAGAGGATTATCACCACTATACAGCAAAGTATGGTGAACATCCCCCTCCCAGCTTCCTTCATTCCTCTCCCGAAATCGTCAAGGTACGACATGGGTTTGATCTTTAATTCTAGATGTCTTGCAATTTTTTGCAAATATAAATCTATATGCGTTGTTTGTGCAAATTATTTAACATTTAATGTTAAGAACTCCTAGATAATTTTCGGATCAATTCAAAAAAAATATAGGTTTTTTCGGTTTTTGTTTTACATTTGCTGCGTTCTCACATTGCAGTGTTTGACGGCAGTGCAATGCGGGATGTAAGATCAAAATCTTACCCTGAAATGCCCTTGGTCCGTCAAACAAGGGCTTTTTTTATGCCTAAGCGCACAGAAATATCAAGTATAATCTCAAGCGACACACTGTTTTCGAACGTAGAAAACATAAAGTGGCTTGAGAGGTTCGTTGAGTTCAAGCGGGCATTCCCAAACTCCGTGATATATAAATACTCTGCCTACCGAGTTGAAAAACTTGGGAGGTTAAAAATGTCACGTAACACAATCAAGAACACGATAGACAAGTTCATCGAGCTTGGTTGGGCAACAAAGAATAAATCTCACCTCATTTTAATATCTAAAAACAAATTGTCTGCGCTCTATGGGGCAAAATCTCATAGAAAAATCAAATTAGACACAACCCTATCCGTTAAGATTCAATTACAAGCAAAGGTGTTTAGCAGAGCCATCAATCGCTCTCGCTATGGTAAGTGCATGCAGGAAGTACAAGGTAAAAGCATCAGGCGTAAATACGCTAAATCACTCAGTGGCACTCCGCAGGAACTTTCTAGCAAAAAGATTGGGAAAATTTTTAACTCATCACAAACTCAAGCTCTAAGGGTGGTAAGAAGTCTGGAGAACAATGGGTGGATCACTGTACAACGGCAAAAACTCAAACATTTGGGTAAGTGTTCAGCCAAGCAGTGGCAGTTCAGAAAGGCGTGGTGGAACAAGAAGGAAAGTGTCGACAACTGCTTTTGGCATTTGGGGCATTTCTTCCATCTTCCATCTAATTCTTACCTCATGAATAGCATACCCTAAAGATGCTAGAATTCCTAACCATTTTTTGACCAAGCAAAAAAAATCATCAATCAAATAAGGCTCATTTTACTGAGGTAATCACACTCCTCATTCATTTCCCTTGGAATCCATTCTATTTCAATGTTTGAGAACGCCCCAAACATTTTCTTACACTCTAAGCCGTAGGGCAGGTACAGTCCGTTTGCCCCGAACCCCCACACCCCATTCATTTGATTGACAACTAGGCTGGAGTCCCCCCTGACAAGTATGTTGTGGTCAGAGAAACTGTTATCCATAAGCCAGCACAGGGCATCGTAGAGGGCTATGTACTCTGCTGTGTTGGCTGAGTTTTTTGTGCTGGCCTGCTGTCTTCCTGAGGATTGGTGTATCCACCTCCCCCCTTGTTCGACATAAAACCCCCACCCCATCTGCCCGTATGGGTTGACCGGTTCGCAGCATCCGTCAAAGTACACTATTAGGTCGCGATTAAAGTGTTTAAACGTCTCCGACTCTACCTCCGCCCAGTAGCGCTCGTAGTAGGCGGATACGGCAGGGTACTGACCCCCCTCCCACGTTTCTTTAATCCACCATGCGGGGGTGTCTATCATTCTTTTACCCTTGTGTACCCCGAACGGGAAGGTGTCGCTGTGTTTTGCATTTTTGTTAGTCATAGTAACTCAAGTTGTTCGTTTGGATCGGGTATGTAGATGTCCAGGGTCTCAGCGGCAAACTGCTTGACCTGCTCAAGGTAGTCCATGAACTCCGAGGTTGTTAGGTCCCTTGTTTTTTTAGGGATCTTCATAACCTCTCCGGTCTTTTCGTCATTCAGTTCATTGAACAGGAATCGGGACTTGAGGAACTCGTGGGTCATTTCCTTGTCCACATCGTGTCCGAATTCCCTGAGTCTGTCACAGATCATTTGAACGCACACCCCGAAGTAGTACGCGTTGTGGAACACGGACCTGTACCTTCTCTTTGGCCTGACCTCGACCTCGACCTCGTACTCCTTGTCCCTTGACAGGGACCTCAGGTACTCGTCAAACAGGGCTCTGTTCTTAACCCTGAGTGTTCCGTCTGGATTCACTATTGCGTTGAATTTCATTTGACCCTCCACACTCTAAAGCCCCCGTCACACAGGGCTGATTTAAACTTCTTTTTTTCAGACTTGGTGTGGTAGAGTGCAAGGGCCATTGTTGATGCCCTGCGGCTTGATGAATTAAACTCATCACACTCAACGAAGAAGGAATCTCCGACCTCCATCTTGTCAAACGGGTACTTTGTTTCTTTCTTCTTCCTTTCAAAAGGCACGTTTTTTTCGATGTCCATAGTTGTTGTTTTTTTGTTGTTAGTCTTCTGTTTCTTCTTCTGTAACACCCACCCTCTTAGCGGTTTCTACAAGGCTCATGAAGTCGTAGCCGGCATTCTCAATCTCCTTACGCACCTCCTCGTTCTTAGCGGTAATCTTATCACCCTTTGCGTAGCGGGCGATGACCCGTGACCAACGTGCTACCTGAGACTTGACTGAGTCAGAGTAGTCGCGTGGCTCTTCGAAGTCGTACAGGAACTTGAGGTAGTTTGAATACTCGATGCCGAAGTTCTTCTTGAACTTGCCATCCTCGAACACAATCAGTTTCTCAAGCGGAGGGCGAGTATTGGACGTGTAGTAGTGCGATATGGCGGCAAGGTCTGCTAGGTACTCCTGCTCAAGTTCTTCGGTCGGCTCGTAGTCAAAGCACATCATGCGGAGGTCATCCTTGCAGATGTACACGAGTTCGCCGTTGAGGTTAAGTCCCTTCATGTAGTGGAATAGCTGAAGGCGGTGGTGCTTAATAGGCTTCTCGGTCTTCTCCATCATATCCATGACAAAGGATGAGCAAGACTTGATTTCAAGCACCTTGGTCTCTAGTTCCATATCCCCGAACCTTTCATACAGTTTCTCTGCGATGTACAGGGAGGATGCTTGGATGGATTCGGGAAGGTGTGACGAGGTGATGTCCTGCTTGGCACGTTCAAGGTCTATCTTACCACCGGCTAGGAAGTCAAGGCGACCCGATACGCGCAGTTTATTCGGGTATTCGACCATTACCCTCTCCTGAGTCTCTTGGATCAATCCTGCGCGTTCTAAAACGTATCGCACCACCCACTCGACAAGGTTACCCGCCTCGAACTTGCGGAGGCTTCTCATGTTGGGGGGGTTGGTTGGTGTAACGGCTCTCATCTTCAGATATCGATCGACAAGGGGCTGTCCGATTTCCGATGCGTAGCAGTAGTCACGTTCTTCGAGTGGTCTTTGTACTGAGTATACGCACTCGTTCCATAAACTCGCTAAATTCCACGTTTGTTTATTCATTGTGTTTTGTTTTATGTTAGTATGATTACTACGTTCCCTTTTTTCATGTGGAAGTAGCCGCTGTTGTCTACTTCTACGGTGTATTCATCGGCATTGCACCGCTGTGATATTGGCGGTTGAAACTTGCCCTGAAGGACCACCTTGTCGTCCCACACGCTGATGTTGTAGAACGCACTCTCACCGAACAGGTCTAGGAGGTCGTTCGCAATTTTTAAGTTAGCTTTCATTTCGTTGGATGTTAAAGAAGATTGTTTTGATTTCGTTTGGTATGTTCTTAAGCAGTCGACCGCTCGGTATGTAGCTCGGGGAAACCCTCCCGATGTACTTGACGTTCTTGCCTACGATTGCATATAGATCACGAGAGTGCTTCACGATTTCATAGCCGTCCTTGGTCTTGTATACCCTGCTCATTGCATTAACAGAATTAGTTGTACGTATTATTATTTCTACTAAATAGATACTAATTAGTGTCTATTAGCACCTCCTCCAACGCCGCCCTGAGGTCATCCTCCTGCTCGTCGGTGAGTAGTTTCCTGAACAGTTCTATGGCTATGTACCACACGTTATCCCCCTTCTCAAAGTGCGTCCCGCAGTGGGTGCAGAGGGTGAACGGCCGGTTGGATCTAAGCCCCACGTCAACGATGGTTGCGCACCCGCACGGGAATGATACGACATCTCTCACGGTGTATATCTTCCCCTTGATGACAGCTCCTTGGGAGTGTGTTTTGATACAAATCACATCATCCCCTGATTTAATTGCGCTCATTGTTGTGGATAGATTTTGATAGTTGATACATTATGGCAAACACGATGTGTTCAATTATGTTCTTCATCCCCTATTGTGTTAAGTATTGATACGAAAAACTGCATTTCCTGTTCGTAGTACTCAGCGGACGAGAGGGATATGTACTCATCGGTATCTGATTTGCTGTTGGATATCCTCCTTGCGCTCTCTGCTTGGAATGCGAGGACCATGATCCGCTGTTTGATTTGCTGTATGATTTGATCTCTTTCCATGTTTACTGCTTTATGAATTCAATGTTGAAGTCCTGCTCTGCGGCTTTGATGTCCTCGGTGAACTCTTCCCTGTCGAAGTAGGTTAAGACCCTGAGGATTTCCTCGTTGATTGTCATGAGGGTTACGAAGTAGTAGCCGTCATCCCTGTCATCTCTTCCCATCCAAAGCAGGGTTGGGTTGTCGTGGTGGGCTTCTTCGCACACCTCGGCGAGTTCCGGAAGGTGGTAGTTTGAGTTGTTTCTCATCAGTTTACGTTTATTAGAATTATTTCGATGCTGTGGTTTGGGTTGGAGCAGAGGATAACCTCTGTCACTTCGCATACTCTTACGTTCATTGTGTTTTTTTTTTTAGTCTGAACTATCTACTGACCATTGGATGTTACAGGTGTCGCAGGTGTACCTGCTGTAGCACCTGCCGAGTTGTTCGTGCTTCACGGTGTGGAGCATTGACCGGCACGACTGAACCTCTGCGGGTGTCTTGCCGTAAATGTTGATGTCAAATGTTTTCATTGTCAATGTGTGTTTGTAGGTGAATTACTGAGTTGTGGGAGAGCGTCATCCTGTGCTTGGAGAAAACTGCCTCCGACAGGATGGCAATCTTAGACCTCAGCAGGGAGGATGTTCTCTTTGACTTCTCAACGAGTCGGGGGAAGCCCATGTCTTGGTACATTACCTCGTTGTGGATAGAGTTCTCAAGTTGGTTGACCCTGTCTTTGAGCCTCTCAAGCAGTTCTACCTGATGTTCAAGGGACTCGATTGCCAGGTCAATTTGGTGTGTTGTGCTGTTCTGCATGGCGTTAGTTGTTAGAGTTAATGAATGCCACTACTTTATCTCTTGTTCCGATACTTCCAAGAGCATCGCAGCGGAAGCCGTAGGCGGTCATAACTGCTTGGATGCTTTCATCACTACCATCGGTAGTTCGTGCTGCGTTTACAGCTGCCCTGTAGTTGATTTCAGACAGGAGCAGGACGATGACCGCGACAAAGGCAATCACCGAGAGTGCGGGGAGGTGTTTTTTCATGCTGTTACTTTTTGTCGATTAGTATCTTGAATCCTTTGTAGATGCCGGCACGATATGACTTGCTCTCGTGCTTGAATATTTTACTGATCATGATAGAGCCTACAGAGATAAACTCGGTCTCTATCTGATCAATCACTCCGCTCAGTGTCTTGCCTGCTCTTAAGGCGTCAATCACCTCTTGCTTCGTGTGCACCACAGGGTCGTCGAAGTTGCCGGTCTTGAGCGCTTCCAAATGCCGGTCTGCGATTGCCTTTGCTTGTTTACTGATTCTGTTCTTCATTTTATTTTGTTTGTTTTGTTTCTTAGATAAAGGGAGTGCGAGCCGTTGCCGCTCCTCCCTTCTTTGCATTTACGAGCATCAGGTTGAGCACCTGATAGAACAAGGGCGGGAGTCGAACCCGCCAATGAACCAAGCCGTGTGGCCGTATCACTTGTTATCTTCAGCTATTCGCTGAGATATAATTCTGATGTAGTCACGCTTCTGCGTTTCCGTGCCGTGTCCTTGGGGCATGGGGAGTTCTATCTCCCTGTCAAGGTCAATCGAGTAAATTGCCTTCTGATTGTTAAGCATCCCGAACTCTGCCGCATCCTGCACGCTATCGAAGCGGCGGGACAGGTCAAGGTACAGCTTGTTGTCACTCCACCACCCCCCGATGTACACGTCCTCCTGCTCCGCCTCAATGCCGTTCTTAGCGATGAAATTCAGGACGTGGTTAGCAATCATCTCGCGTTGCAATTCACGTTTATAACGAATGTATGCGGAGGGCAGTTCAGGGATGTACTCATGCCCCTGCATCGAAGCCATAACGCCTGTCGTTGGTTTACCCTGAGTGAGTGAGTAAGATGCCCCGTTACCCGTAACGAGGTCGTCAATAAATGTTTGTAGGTTCATTCTGTTTGTCTGTTTGTTTTGTGCAAATATATGCAGTAAATTTAAGTTTCAAAATTTATTTTTAAAAAAAGCACACTTCATCAAGCCGTTCGTGGTTGATGCTCCCGGTTGTGAATCTCTAATTTGCTTTTCATACTTGTTGAGTTTTTAAGTTTGGATAAAATTGATTGAAGATCGTGTTGTACTCTTGCTCGGTGATTACCACAAAGCCATCCCACCCGTCATACATTTTAAGCAAATCTTCGGGTGTGTTTTTTTCGGTATCGTAACAAATTACGTCACCTGTAAAGTGGTCAGTCAATTCGGCGATGTTTGGGTAAATTTCCACGGCCTGTTCGCCAACTAGAAAAAAGTGTTTCATGCTGTTGTGTATTAAGTTTAGAACAACGGGGAGACTCGAACTCCCTGCGAATGTGGTAACCTCAGTTAGTCACACTTGCCGCACCTTGCGTCGTTGCTGTGTTGTATTGCACGTTTGCTTCATTGAGCAGTTAAGACGCTACTCGTTAACTGCTCCCCACATTACTGCGGGACTTGTATTGCGCTGTATTGCGCTTTTTTTCGGGCCATTGCGGTACTCCGTTTGTTACTCCCGTGCTATTGGCACGGCTCAGGCAAGTTTAACCTGTAACTCCTAACCTTGTTACTGACAGGTTGCCGAATGTTGTCGGCCATTTGCGAGCTTGCTCTCGTCGCGTCGTTACCTTCGCGCTCACCCTCTTTTCTGTCAGGAGAGGGAATCAGAACCTGTTGCTGTCTTTCAATTCTAACTGATATCTCATCAGGTATACTTGCGGGTGACTTAAGCACTCCGTTGTTCCGTTGAACGGGGCAAATATATGTTTAAGTGAAAGTTTCAATGCAAATTTGAATGATCGTTTAAAACACCTGTATTATCAAGGCTTTCAGAAAATGTCATTTCTGAAACCCGCGTCAGACGTGGCCGAAACCACATTCAAAATATTTTTTCAATTATTTTCAGTTTTGTAGGAATGACGCGGGTTGTAGAGCGAAAAAAAAATGAAAAAAAGTTTGACTTTTCTTGGAAGCCGCGTAAACATTGACTATCTTTGTAAGCAACAGCATTGAAACCCGCATCAATCAAGCAATGCAGCAAATCGCTGAATCGGTAAAAATGGCTCATTTCAGGCCGTTAGGTCACGTTCTCAGGTGATCCGGACACAGGGTAAAACGGGGCTAAAATCAGGTTAAAAAATGGGTGCATTTAAGGTCATCCGAAAATGGTCCGGAAAGGCCAAGGCCCGAGCGCGGATACACTGCACGCATAGCTCTCCCCTCTCCTCCTACTACACAAACACAAAAGAATAATAGTGTATTGCACAAGGTCTCCTCGTGTGCGCACGCGTTTGGGCTCTCCAATCTTGTTGTGGCCCAAACTAAAAATTTCCCACGCCCCACGCGGCTTTCAGCACAACTGCATGAAAAAACACGAAAAAAGGCATGATCCGGCAGCCCTTAAAACAGCCCCTCATTATTGTATTCTCAGAGGTTTTGGCCTCAAAGTTAAAGCACTGATAATCAGGATCAGTTTATCTTCCTGCTCCGGCTGAAGACAATTTTATCGTTGGATTCCTATTATTAGACCTGTTTCTGGGCTGCTTTCGCCATGCCGCGCAGCGCTCCCCAGTTTATATGACCAGCGCCCAGTGTGCGCGATGAGCGGACGATTGCGCCTAGTTTATGCGGGCCAGTTCATATGATCCAGATTGTGGTCTGACGTGATCATATGCACGCATAGGATTGTAAGCTATGCACGCATAACACTGCACACTATGCACGCATAGCATCGCACCTTATGCACGCATAACACCATGTCCTATGCATGCATAATACCGCGCCCAGTCCATGGGATATGGCCGCCGGTTTGTGGCTGATTATCAACGCTTTATACATAGCTGACTACCAAGTAGTTACCACTATGTGCCGCTCCTTATGCCTCCTGCTTCCCCGCTCTATATGGTTGACAGCCAATGCGTTACCTGTTGGGGGATAATTAGCTGTGGATCAGCGACTTAGTGCACCCACCCCATTTGCTAATTCGACTTCGGGAGCGGCAGGCGGCAGTGGTGGTGGGGGGGGTGACCCCCACCGCAGTTGGTTTACGTTTTTCAATAAAATCGCTTCACTACGCTTGGTTTACGTTTTTTCAATAAAATCCCTCCGCCACAGTTGGTTTATGAGTTTTCGGGGTTTTCTATGGTTAATTAATTTTTTGTTGTAATTGATTGGTTGTGTATATTTGTAAAAAAAAAGTTATGAGACTTGTAAAGAATGGGGATCCGAAGAATCGCAAGGTTTCTGAGGGTGCGAACTCGGGGATGTCTTGCAGCAAGGATGGCTGTGGGGCGGTTAAGACGAATTCAAGTGTTGGGACCAACCGTCAGAACGTTGGGGGTGCTAAGGGGCTCTCCAGCAAGCCTCAGTACGGATCAAAGACCATCACCAAGAAGCAGGCTGAAAAGAGGGCTGTGAAGATGGCTGAATACCGGGCGAAGGCTCAACCGAAGTCAAATCGATCTAAATACTAATAAACAATGAAAAAGGTAAACAGGGGTAACCCAGAAAAACGAGCTGCCAAGGTGGAGGCTCGTGCCGAAAAGAAGATGACCAAGGCTAAATCGTCTTGGAACAAGGCTGAGGCCACGAGAAAGGCTGAGCCTCCAAAAAACAAGACGGTAACCTACGACGACTTCGGGGGCATGGCTCATCAGGCCAAGACCAACAGGTTGTACGCAAGGTCTGCGAGACAGGCTGAGAAGGCCCGGGATCTCAAAACCAAGGCCGGTATCATTCGTTCCGGAGGTAAGAAATAATCTTTTATCCTTATACGACATGGCAAAATCATCAAAACCAAATCCGCCTAAAAAGAAGGCGAACACTCAGGGTCCTTTGAAATCAGGACCAAGAATGGCTCCGGGAAGCGGGGTTAGAAAGCTTGATAAACAAAGCCCCGGAGGTTCTAAGCCAAGAACAGGATCTCAATTTGTCCCCAAAAGCATGCCCAAAAACGGACCGTCAAAGCCGAAACCGAAGCCTAAAAGCGCAGGTCAACAACTCAGGGAGGGCAACGAGGTTGTTCGCCAGACAGCAAAGAGGCTCTACAATGAGTTTGGAGACAAGGTCATGGGAGCCCGTGAGTGGATCCGAAAGGATCTCGGCCTGCCCAAGAAGTAAGATCCTTCAGAGATATGGAAATCAAAAAGCCCCGATTGTAGTCGGGGTTTCAAGGCCGTGCAGAGCAAGATTGCTAAGAAGCAGGGCATCAGTAAGGAGAGTTCCGGGGCTATTTTGGCCTCTGCTGCTCGTAAGGCGATTCCTGCTGCTAAGAAGGCCAACCCGAAGTTGAAGAACGTTAAAATGAAGAAGAAGTAATGGCAAAGTCACTAGGAAACGGACTAAAAACAGTATTCGGGAAGCGCAAGGAGGGTAAAGCCTCCAAGCGCAAATCCCCGAAGGATAAGCACGTCAAATCTTCACGAGGACAGGGATGAATAAGCCTAAACCAAAAGTAAAACAAGGAATGGTGGTTAGCCAGCGTCGCAAGACCGCTCAAGCTATTCGCGATCCTAAAAAGCCCATGCCCGGAAGTAATTCAACTCACTTGATGCAGCATGGGGAATCGGGGAAAAAAAAGTACAAGTACGACGTTAACCCGACTATTTTCCCTAATAAAGATGGTTCATGGACTGATTACAGCAATGATCCAAAGGCTGCGTATGCTGAAGCAAAAAAGAGAGGCGAGACGTTTGGTTTTAAGCGTGAGAAACGAGCAGAGAAGTTTGCTGCTGGGTCATGGAAAAAGGGCCAGGATCGCAAGGAGGCTATGAAGAACTATCGTCAAGATAAACGTCAAAACAAAAAGAAATAATGGCAAAATCACCAGCATGGCAGAGGTCTGAGGGCAAGTCAAAAACAGGAGGCTTGAATGCCAAGGGCCGTGCATCGTACAAGCGTGAAACCGGAGGCACATTGAAGCCCCCAGTCTCTGCTAAGCAGGCCAAGAGGTCTCCAAAGGCCGCTGCAAGGCGTAAGTCATTTTGCGCTAGAATGAGCGGGATGGCTGGTCCGATGAAGAAGCCTAACGGGGAGCCGACAAGGAAGGCCCTGGCCCTAAGGAAGTGGGACTGCTAGTCCCAGAAGCACTTATTTTTTTGGTACACCCCATGAATGAATGACGTTGCCTCTTCTGTGGTGACCTCGTGGTAGAATGTTTTTGAGTACTTCCTCTTGTTCTTACACCAAACCGTACACGTTGTACCACCCCCATCCTTAATGACGGTCATCATGTCCTGTCCCACCACCAGTCTGTGGTAGTTGTTTGAGCTTGTCCACTCCATTTTGTAAGTATGTTTTAAATTTCGTTCTTCCCCTCAACCCCGCGCTTGATTCTGTTTGCGGTACGGGCGTTCTGCCAGTGGATAGCCTCTTCAATCTTTGTGATTGTCAAGGCATTTTCTCTGCACGGGAATGCATCGTTAAGGCTTTCGAATAAACACTTTACGTACTCGAGCATATCTGTTGCTTGAACTCCGTTTACCCCGACCTCGCTGACGGGGTCTGACTGGATTGTAAACTTTACAACTGGGGCAACCCCCCTCACATCCTCTGTGTTTTCGAGGGTGATGAATGGTGTTTCGCCGAACTTCAGCAGGGCCTTTTCTACGTGTCTCATTTATTTATTGTTTTTAGTGTTATTAAGGTTAGCCACGGGGACTCATGCGGGGTCGGATCCACTACCGCAGGTATTGCCCCCGTGGATTGCCGTTAGCAAGTCGGCTACTTACGGGTTAGTTAAAGTCTGTTTTATCCCACCTCTCCACGAGCTTTACTACTGCATAAACAGTCAGGTAGAGGGCGAGGGCGACTACGATTGCTTCTTTCCACATCTTCTTTTCTGTTGGTTCTTTTTCTTTTCGTGGTTGCTGTTTATTGCGTTGAGCGCCTGCTCGATCTTATCGATACCGTAAGACCTTGACTGTAACTCAAGCTCAAACCTCTCCTTGAGGTCGTTCATTCGCCCCGTTGACCAAAGGGCAAGTATGATGATGGCTGATAGCTCAACCACGTGCACTACTGCGTGAATCATGTATTGAAATTGTTTTTTTTAAGTACACGGCAAGGTCAAGGGCCTCTTCGTAAGCGTGTTGTAGCCACTCGATTTCGGAGAGGTCTGTCCTGTCTACGGTTGTCCCGTACTTGGACAGTCCCCTCTGCTCCCTTGACTCAAGGTCTTGTACTACCTGGTTTATTATTTCGCTCATGGTTTACCCCCAAATATCCTTAATACCCGTCTCCAGTCCGTACACCATCCCCGCGTTCTCGTTCTTACCCTGTGCTGGGAGGAACTCCGCGTAGGCCACAACCTGTGCGTTTGTTTCGAGGGACTGGTTAAACATCAGCTCCCTTTTAATTGGGTCGTACATGTCTTTAGCCCCTGCCACAATCGATACGGTGTTATCCTCATCGGAGGTGAAGCTTGCCGTGACTGAGGATCCGTATGGGGTCCTTCCCGCCTCGTTGTACAGGTTCCATCTAAATACAAACGACGGGCACGACTTACCGTATGAGGCCACTTTGCCTGGGGCGCCCGTGGCCGGCTCCCCGTTGATGTGGAACACCCCACGGATTTTATTGTCGGGCAGCGTTTCGATGTCCATGGAGATGCTTGTAACGTGAGTTTCTGGGCTGACCGACACCGAGTTAAAGGTCACCCTTGTGTTGTAGGAGATCTCCTCGGCGGTCATCCCTGTAACCGAGCACAGCTGGCCGACCGTCCACCTAACGAACTGCTTCTTGCTTGTCCACGTCTTGGTTGTTCCGTCCGATGATCTCGTAATAGATTTCTGTACGCGGTAGAAAACACCACCCCTAACGAACGGGTTGTCCGGGTTTGATGGGGTTCCGTCAGTGTTGACGTTCATCCCTATGTCTGATATAACGTCAAAGGAGTGCCCCCCACCGGACTCGGATGGGTAAAGCTCAACCATTTGCCATGGCATCCACCTGCCGTTGTCCCCGTACACACGTGGTTTGTTTGTTGTCATAACGGACCCGTTAAACACAGGCATACCGTGACCGTAAGAGTGGATGTAGTTGGATATCATATTGAAGGTGTACGCCCCAAACAGCTCCGTGGAGCTTGATACGTAAACCCTTGTGCTGATTTTTCTAGGGGAAACCGTAAAGTCATGGGTTTCCTCAACAATTAAGAACCGTGAGGTTTTGCTCTGTATTTGCCCCTCAAACTGCTGACACTCGTCGGGTAGTTGTAGCAGCTCTAACGCCTTTTGTGTGCTCATTTATGTGTTTTTTTTGATTTTTTAACCACTTGCGCCCCCTCAACCACCTCCCACGAGTACTTGTGCCACGGCCTGTCAAATCCCATTACCTTATCAAGCTTCCAGCAGTCTGAAAGGCACTTCGACTTAGCCATTTCGGGGGACTTAGCGGTACACCTTGCGTGGTGAATCACGCTATCCCCATCAAGAACCATTACCGTGTATTCCCTCATTCCTCGCCCTCCCCTGAGATTTCAACCTCAACCTCCTGGGGGAGCGGGGTTTTGTTACTTTCCGCCTCAATTACCACCTTTTTAATGTTTTTTACAGCCATTACCACCGTTGGCCAGTACTCCAGAGGCAGACCAGACAGCTCGGCAATGGTGTTGTCAATTGTGGCAACGGCACGAACGTACTCGTCCCCGTCGTTTAGGTCCCCCAAGGTCTTGTACAGCTGCTTAAACTTGTTCTCCAGCTTAGAGACAAGGTTGTTTGAAGCCATTTTTAGGTCCTGTGTAAAAACCCCCGTGGCAACACTCTCGTCGTGACACTGGGCGTACACCTGCTGCGCGGCAAGGCCTGTGACAACCATCCTGTAGGCCCTGATTGCTTGTTCTTTCGTCATTTTTCTGTTTGTTTTTGCAAGTGTACGACATTGTGAGTAGTATTTGCAAATAAATTACGCGATTTTAACAAATTAGTTCTTAAAAAACAGGTACTTTGACTGAGTCTGATCATCTATTGCGTCAATCAGCTCGTCAAGCGTAGCCGCAACGACAAACTGTGCCCCCCCTGAACCAACGACACACAGGTTCTTAAAGGATGAGTATGGACCTATGTAGTCTATGTGGTAAAACCAAAACTCTTCGATGTGGAACATTTCGGGCATGGTTTCCAGCTCTTCGTACAAGCGAATTTGTAGATCATCAACCACTGACAGTTTAAGCTTTAGCATAGAAGACTGTGATTTTGGTTTGTAACAAATTTATTGTGTTTTTTGTCACGACTCAACTTTCCTGTAATGATTTTTCCAAAGAAAATCCGATAAGCAGACCCCCGTCTCGGTGACCTTCTCCTCTGTCCACTCTGGGTGGAGGTGAAGGTACTCGTGAATCATAACCTCAAGGTGCTTCTTGCCCCTTAGCCTTGGGTCAATTTCTATAGTTCCGTTTGGCATATACTGCCCCCAGGCCTGTTGCCTCCCCAGTTTTTTCAGTATTACCTTCGGGTGTCTCATTAGTCAAATTTACAAAAACTACCGAACCCTTCCGTTTATAATTGTAAAATTTTGAACCTCAAAGGTCTCGTCCTCAAAGACCTTGATGTGGGCAAACCCGTGGTTGTATTTGTTGTACGGTGCGTAGTCCGGGTGCAGCTCCGACAGGCAACCAATAGACCAGCAGGCAACCACCCTCCCGTTAATGTTAGGCTCCGTGTGGTGAGATGTCTGGTGGCTGTGACCGCAGATTGCGTTGTCCTTTGCCCTTGTGTAAAGACCACGCGCCACGTTGACGGGGGAGAACGTGGACTTACCAAGCTCATGGCCGTGGAGTATCGTCAGTTTCCCCGCGTGGATAAGCTGCTTATCGGGGATCATTACGATGTTGTACCTCTCCAAGTGAAGCAGGGACTCTAAGTTAAACTCGTTTATCCCAAGCAGGTCGGGTGCCTTATTGATGATGTAGTGTTCGTACCTAATGTCGTGGTTGCCGAGTTTAAAGTAGATGTTCTGGGTTGGGAAGAGTTCCCTTAGGGTTGCAAGGAACTCCCTGGTAGACAGAATCTCGTTGGCAAAGTTCCTCTTCCTTGGGTCCTTGTCAAACCTGGAGACCGCGTAGAAGTCTATCAAGTCTCCATTGATAATGATTGTGTTAACCCCCTGCTCCATCCCGTACTTTAAAGCTGCAGTCAGAGCCTGAATGTTGTGGTACGGGATGTGAATATCGGAGATAAGGAGGATGTCGTTGTGCGAGACGGGGAGCTTGAACGCCTTGTGCTCGGGCTCTAAACTCTTGGGGAGGTTGAGCGGGTTGTCGTTCTTTGACAGCGCCTTGAGGTCTGCAAACTCTGATTTTTTATTCGTGGGGGCGGTTGGCTTTGGGTTGTCTTTCTTCATCCTCTTTGGGCTCCTCTTCCACCGGAAGTAGGCCGCTGAAAAGCATGAGTACGTCTCCCCCTGTTTTTTAGCGTACTCATTCAGCAGTTGCCTTTGGCTTTTTCCGCTTGTGTCAGAAATAATTTGTTGAAACACTGTTCGTCTATCCATTGATTTTATTTTTTATGGAGAAAAAAAAACAAGCCGCCCCAACTATAGGGACGGCTGTCAAACAAAACGAAAATTGAAACAAGGCACACAGATCAGTGTGCGGAACAAATGTATTGAATATGTTCCATTGAAGCAAGTTAGTTGATTGTAATGCTAAACCTATTGGTCCCAGTCTGTTTTGATTTTGATTTCCACTGAATGAACTTGGTGACAAGCGCAAACGACATGGTTGTCGAACACGCTATTAAGTTCTTTGTATCAGACTGCGTAACAGACACTATCACCCCCACGAAAAAGGCAAAAACAAAGGCTAAAAAACCATGGTTTTCACCCGACACGAGGTGCTTGGCAAATAGGATTGCGGAGTTTGGTTTCTTCATACTGCTTCTTGTATTTTCAGCTTACTTATGGGTACCTCAACAGAGACATCAAAGCTCGTCCCCTTCATTTTTTTGTCCTTTGTCATGTCGTATACGCTCGGTGCGTAAAACGATCTCCACGCCTCGCACATAGCGCATATGTGTTTTTTTACAGAGGACGCAGTGTTTAACACCTCCGATGTCTGTAGGATTTCGTTGTTAGAGGCCACTGTCTTCACCCTGAACCCCTTCATTTTTTTCCCATCAACAGTTCTTGTGGCGTCGTAAATTTCTATTCTGTTTGTCATCTTGTTTATTGTGTTTGTTGTGTCAAATGTAACAATTAATTGCTAAATGCCCGTGGTGGTTTTGTTTTTCTAACAAAAATCAATCATCTCAAGTACGTTTGAGAAAACCCAAGCCACCTTAGCACGGAAAAGAACACCATTAAAAAAAATGTGTTTAATAGGCTGTTAGTGAAGCTGTAGGCTATCAAGAAATCCGTTATTCTGTACTGAAAGAAGTTGGACAGGTGCCACCAGTCAGTAAAAAACACCAGCGCCGTTGAACTGAACGGGAACCTTTCAGAGTACTTCGGTAAGTGAGTCCCAAAGTACCACCAATGCCTTGTTTCAGAGCCCGGGACAAGCGATCCGTTGGGGTTTGTTTTCCACTTACCCTTCCACCCATTGATTATGTAGTCTGGATCGTGGGCAATCCTATCTGATATACCCTTGAACGCCCCAACAAAAAATATCCCTATAATAATTATCGCTATCATTTTTTTCTTTTTTTTCGGTAGTCAGGCCTTGGTTCGCGCATCTCTTTGATATACTGGTAGGCCATGACGGCCAGAACAAGGCTTGCCGTTACCATACACCCAATGGCTGTTGTCATGTCCCCCACAAAGTAGCTTGACACTCCGTACACGACAAAAAGAATCAAGAACGTGCTTACAATCTTGCTGTCGTATGCCACCAAGTAGTACCAAAATGTTGTTCTGTACTTTTTCATTTTTGTTTGTTTTAGGCGGGAGGGGGGAAACCAAAAACCCCCCTTTCCGCCGTACTTCAAATCAACTCTAACCACTGGTTTTTTCGTCTATCTTGTATGTTGCGTTCTTCCAAATCCGTACCTGGTCACTTGTGAAGTGCTTTATCTCCCCGCCGTTCTCAAGAACAACGGTTATTTCATCGTTCTCAAGGAATCCAGACGCGGTTATGTAAAGTATGTAGCCATCCCCAAGGGGCGTAATTACTGGTATCGGTCTGTCTACAAAGGTTATCATTTTAAAACGGTAAAATCAAAATTTTAAAATGGCAATCCATCATCCTCGGGAGGCGATCCTGCAGGCTGCCACCCCGTTGCCTGTTGTTTCTCCTCCGGCTTTGACTCATAAACCCTTGGCAAGAACGTGTCCTTTAGGTAAGACTCAAAAAACTCTTGTCTCTCCGTGTCGTCCCAAACAATCTGCCCCTTGACCTTCATCTGCTTCATTTCTGGCATATCGCCTGGGTTCTCCCTTGTCCACGCCCACTCAACGTTGTCTTTATCCTGTCGGATGTAAAGCATTGTTTTTTTCTTTCCGTCAACCTCCTTTGCCCACGGGGATAGCGTTACTGGCTTTTCCGGGTTGATGTTCGGCATACACAAAAAGAAACCTGATGAGTACCGTGAAGACCATGGCATTTGTACCTGAAAGGTCTCATCCCCGTCCTTCAACACAATGCAGAGCTGATCGCCGTACCCCTGCTCGGACACCCTCTTAAAGGCATCAACGATGTTCCCCGTAACGGACGGGTAACGCTTTTCGTACCAAACCTTGGTACCGTCCTTTGAGTTGCACTTTACAGCACCGTCGGTGCCCTCTTGAACTCGTTTTGCAATACGTCCATCAGAAATACTGAGGTACGTTCTGTTTGATGAACCACCTGTGTCTAATCCCATAGTTTAATTGATTAATGATTGATTGATTAATTATTGTGTGCAAATGTAACATACACGACTTGTTTGTGCAAATTTAATTTGTTAAATTATTCCCAGGCTTCCTTGTACCCGTTTGGGTGCGCTATGTCTTCGTTCCATTCTTTTGCTTCTTTTGAATCCGTCCAGTTTCTGTTAGGACTTACTGCGCTTGGTGTTTCTTGCTTAATTTCAATCTGGACAGCCCTCCCGTCTATTGCCTGTTGAAGGTAGTCTACACCGTCAAAGGTAAACCTCCTCGTGTTCCTCTGTAGTTGAAATTCAAACGACCCCTTTAGTCCAACTATCTTCTGTCTTCTGATCTTCTTACTGTGAAACTCGCACACGGGGCTGTCTGGGGCTGTCTGAGCGAATGGACGGTGGTATATGATGATGTTATCCGCCTTGTTGTTCCACATCGCACCATCTGCAAGGTCAAACACCTCTGGACAAGGATAATTCCCATCCTCTCCTTTTCTCATTTTGTGCGGGTGAACCACGATGTCGAAGTACACGTTGTTCTTCCTCGCAAACCGTGTGCAGTCAGAAAGGAAAGTTTCGAGGTACTTGTCGCTGCGTCCCGCACCCTTTGAGTAATCGTTTGCCATTTGGTTGAACGGATCAATAACCACCCTGTCAACTCCGTGCTTGATGATCAGGCTCAGGAACACCTCCTTCACGTAATCTGGTGTGGGGGCTACGTTCTTCGGGTACACCATGAAAATATGGTCTCCAATCATCTTGTACACCTTCATGTACGCATCGTATGATGGGCGTGTTGGGTTACTTGGTGTGCAGTCTCTCCCAAAGTAAATCTCTACAAGGTCGTGGTAGAACTGTTCGGCAGGCAGTTCCTCAGGAGTAAAGATGGCAACCCTCTCCCCAAACCTAACCATACGCATTATCATCTCCCACTTCATGAATGATGACTTTCCGTAGTTTCCTATTCCGGAAACAATTGTTAATTCGCCTTTAACTCTTTTGAAGTGCCTATCGAGCAATGGGACGCCGACGGGCATTGCTGCTTGATAACCCTTGAGGTAAATTTCCCCAGCCCTATCCATCACCTCCTCGGCATAGATTACGTCCTCCTTAGACATTTCATCGAGGTCCTCTTCGGTTAGCTCAATCTTAACCTCCTTGTGGCTACTCTTTGTAACTAACTGATCCTTAGTGAACTCGGCAGTATTCCACTGGCTCATGTTCGCCCTGTACGCACTACGGATGGCCTGGCGACACTCCTTCTGACTGAAGCTTGCATCAGGAACGACGTAGGTCATCATCATGCTGTAGCACGTCTCCTCGAGCATCCCGAACCTACAGCAGCTTGCGGCCAGCTTAAAAACGAAGTGATTCCTTTCCCCCTCACGGAACGCATCCCCCTTGGATGTCATCCACGTCAGCAGGTTGTTGAATATCTTGTCGTCATCGTTAATCGTTTCAGTGGTTGTCTGTTGGGGCAACCTTCTATCGGCCTTTTTTACAGGCAGTTTGTTGTACGTCTCGGCGTTCTCGTTGTACCAAAGATTGGGATCATACGACTCAAAGCAGAGTCGGGACAGGTTCTTTCCGGTCTTGTCAATGTCTGGAAAGTCATTCATTAAGGCCTCAAAGTGCTCTTTGTGCATGGTTTTCCATTCAATTTGGACGAGCGCCTTCAATCCCTTGCCAGATGGGGAAGTCCAAACAGCTGTTATGTACCCTAAAGAGCACAGTTCTCTGCGTTTTTCGGCCATGTCTGACACGTTATCGAAGTCCAAAACAATGTACCCGGAATGTTCGACAAGTTCAGAGTCCTTTCGCTTTGAGAACGTGCCGCTGAAACAAACGGCAGGGAGTTTCTTTTTTAACTCGTCCGCCTCCTTCTTGGTTTTTGCTTGCCTCGCCTTGTTAACAAGCTCCTTTGACTTCCCATTCCTAATTCGTTCAAGTGCGCCCAACACACTAATTGTGTGTCCCTGCAGGTCGTTGAAGTCTTGGTAGATTGATACTTTACCATCTATTGGTCTCATCTGTAGTAGGTGTTTGTTTTATCGTTTGTTTTGTTTGTGTTTCATCCTCCCATCTCCTGTCGCGAAGGTATCGCACAGGATCCTTCCAGTACTTGCGTTCGCGCCCCGATTTGTGGTTCCCCATGCACTCCACGGCAAGTATGCGATCTTTTTCATGCAGTTTGTTCCATGCAGCTTCTGCTTGTTTCTTGTCCACTTTCTTGTCGTAAGCCATCCAAAACTGCTCGAAAGAATACTTATTTTCTTCTTTTACTTTATTCTTTTTATTATGTGAGCATTCCTGAGCAGGGGTATGCTCATTTTTGAGCAGGGGGTATGCAGGTTTTTGAGCAGGGGTATGCTCAAAAAAATCATCTTCCTCATTTTCAGACACTGGTATCTCGGGGGTAACTGTTCTGCTTAAAATGTCGGCATCTGGATTTATAGTTAAACATCTAACCTCAACCTCATTTCTGGTATTGAGTTTCACAATTCTCCCCAAAACACCTTTCTGTTCGAGATCAGCAATTATCCGTCTCACACTGTGCTTGGATATCCCAAGGCATTCACCCAGATAATGATTTGAGGCAAAGCAATAGCCCCTGATGTTTGATAAATTCGAAATAACCCCTATAAGGAGTTTTTCCGTGGATGATAATTCCTTGCTAAGCAACACACTTGCAGGGATAATTGAATATTGATTGTGCATGATAAAATAAAAAAGCCCCGTGTAAGGCACCGGGGCTTGGGTTGGTCAAACTTGCGTTCAACTTGCCAAACCCTTCTTTTCGGCCTTACTCAAAAAGAAGGAATTGGCACAAATACATCGCAAAGATAATCCTGTTTTTTCACTTGTCAAGACTTTACTCATATTTTTTTCAGTCTATTGACACAGTGCATATTATTTGTATATTTGCCGCATGAGTAAACTTATTCCGCCAGACCACACGGTCTTTGTAAACATAGAATCGCGCTCAAAGGGGAGCGTGAAGGCTGTGATAACCGATGTTGGGAGCGGCGTTGACTATGAGGTTGGTCAGCGCGTCGGCATTATTGGAAAGATAGACAACCTTGAAATACAGGGGGACTCAAGGTTCTCCGTTCACGAAAAATACATTGCGTTTTTATATGAGTAACAAGAAGACGTGGGAAAGGGCTAAGACTGTTTTACAGCGCCTTATTGATGATCGTGTCGAAATATACGAGGTTACAAGGATATTTAACCCAATGGCAAA